TACCCATGCGGCCACTTCGTTGATGCGCCAGTTGATCGACGCAGGTACATTGTCAAACCTGCCCGGTGGATTGAAGGCTCGTGGGCTTCGAGTTAAAGGCGATGATACCCCCATTGCTCCCGGTGAGTTCCGTGACGTTGACCTGCCATCGGGGGCCATACGGGATAACATCCTGCCGCTCCCCTACAAGGAACCAAGTCAAGTATTGATGGCGTTGATGGACAAGGTAGTCATGGATGGTAAGCAGTTTGCCGCGACTGCAGAGTTAAGTGTGTCCGATATGTCAGCCCAAGCTCCCGTGGGGACTACGTTGGCTATTCTTGAGCGCGTGATGAAGGTAATGAGCGCGGTTCAGGCTCGTGTCCACTATGCGATGAAGCAGGAATTCAAATTACTTGCGGGGATTATCCGTGACCAAACACCTGAGAGCTATGATTATGAACCTGAAACTGGAGCAGCTGGGGCTAAGCGTAGTGATTACGATTGTTGTGACGTCATTCCTGTTTCCGATCCTAATGCTTCAACTATGGCACAGCGGGTGGTGCAGTATCAGGCAGTTATGCAATTGGCTCAGGGAGCGCCTCAGTTATATGATTTACCGTATCTCCACAGGCAAATGATTGAAGTCTTGGGGATTAAGAACGCTAATAAGATCGTGCCACTCAAGGATGACATGAAACCCATGGACCCGGTGTCCGAGAATATGGCGATCATGACTGGTAAACCGATCAAGGCATTCATTTACCAAGACCACCAATCACATCTAGCCGTGCATCAGGCTATGGTACAGGACCCGCAACTAGCTGCTACGATGGGGCAAAACCCACAGGCTCAGGCGCTCATGGCTGCAGCTCAGGCGCATATCATGGAACACTTGGCCTTCCAGTACCGGATGCAGATACAGCAAACCCTTGGGGCTACATTGCCACCACCTCCAAACGACGAGGATGATACGGGGTACCTAGACCCACAAGAGGAGATTCAAGTATCCCAACTGGCAGCAATGGCCGCACAACAGCTATTGCATAACAACCAAGCCGCAGCTCAGCAGCAACAGATACAACAGCAGATGCAGGACCCTGTGATCCAGATGCAGCAACAGGAGCTCCAGTTGAAAGCTCAGGAACTTCAGTTGAAGGCTCAGGCACAACAGGCTGACCAACAGTTCAAACAGCAGCAACTTGCTCTGGAAGCCCAGATAGCGGGGGCCGAAGTAACCCAGAAACAACAGGATGCACAGCGTAAACAACAGTTGGATGGAGTCAAACTGGGGGTAGAAGTGGCTAAGCACAAAGCCGATACCCGCACTAAGACCCAGTTGGAAGGTGCCCGCATGGGTATGGACGCCGCTAAGCACAAGGCCGAGATGAAGAAACAACATACCCAGATGGGGATGGATGCATTACATAAGACCGCTGATATGGAGCATCAGGCAGGGCAAAACGCAGCTAATCGCAAACATCAGGCGGACCAAGCCCGCTTGCAAGCGCAACAGAATCAACAACCACCGAAGGAGACTGAATGAGTAGCGATAACGTCCTAGGTCACTTAGTTCATCTACTAAAAGACCAGCGCGAAAGTGTGAAAGAAGACATGGTACGGGGGATGATGTCCTTCGAGATGTACCACAAACAATGCGGAGTAGTTCGGGGTCTCGACTACGCAGTGCAACTTATAGAAGACCTTGCAAAACAATTGGAGAGAGACGATGAGTAAAGAAGGCGGCAGCGTACTAATCCTAGATACCAAAGAGGAAGCAGCGCGTAAAGCGAAGCAAGTTCCTGAACCTACCGGGTTTCACATCCTGTGTATGGTTCCAAAGATCGATGATACCTACGGGGACAGCGGACTAATGAAGTCCAGTGAGACTCTTCGTGTGGAAGAGCAGTCAACCATTGTGTTGTATGTCGCCAAGCTAGGTCCACATGCATATAAGGACACTACCCGTTTCCCATATGGCGCTTGGTGTAAAGAAGGTGACTTCATCATCACTCGTGCTTACGCGGGAACTCGTATCCTTATCCATGGTACCGAATGGCGGATCGTCAATGATGATACCGTAGAAGCCGTTGTGGACGATCCTCGCGGAATTCGCCGCGCATAACTGGAGATAACTCATGACTAAAGAAGCATTTAAGTTTCCGGACGAAACTCCGGCAGACGAGGTTAAGGATGATCTTGCTGTAGAAATTGTTGACGATACCCCACCTGAGGATCGTAACCGTACCCCGTTGCCACAGAACCTTGTGGAGGAACTGGAGAAAGACGACCTTAACGAATATTCAGAAAAGGTTAAACAGCGCCTCAGCCAGATGAAGAAAGTTTGGCATGACGAACGACGTGAGAAAGAGCGCGTGTCAAGGGAGCGTGAGGAGGCCCTTAACTTTGCCCAGCATACCTATGAGGAGAACAAGAAGCTCCGTGAGAAATTGGGTGCGGGTGAGAAGGTATTTATCTCCGAGGTTACTAAGTCAGCCACGGCGGAAGCTAGTGCTGCCAAAGATGCGCTTCAGAGAGCGTATGAATCCGGTGACCCTAAGGCTATTGCGGATGCTCAGGAGGCATTGACCGATGCCAAGATCAAGCTACGGGAGGTTCAGAGTTTTAGACCAAGTACTTTACACGAAGATAGAAGTAGTGTAGAAGTGCAGCCACGTATCCAGCAATCCGCTCCAGTACGAGACACTAAGGCCGAATCTTGGCGTGAACGTAATACTTGGTTCGGGTCCGACGGGGAAATGACCTCACTCGCGCTGGGTGTGCATGAACGGTTGGTCAAGTCTGGGTACAATCCAAGTAGCGATGAGTACTACAGAGAAATAGATTCTACCATGAAGAAACGGTTCCCTGAGTATTTCTCAGAACCATCTTCAACAACGACGCAGGAAAAACCTGCTGCTCGCAAGCCATCAACAGTTGTTGCACCAGCTACGCGGTCCACCGCGCCTCGTCAGGTTCGTTTGACTTCCTCGGAAGCGGCTATTGCTAAGCAACTTGGCTTAACCCCTGAAGCATACGCTCGTGAAAAGATAAAACTGGAGAACGACAATGGCTAATCCTGAAAACCGTTTGACTCGTGAGCTTGATACTAGAGCTACCACGCAAAGACCGACCTCATGGAAACCACCTGAAACTTTGCCATCTCCTAACCCGAGACCCGGTGTAGCACATAGGTGGATTCGTACCGCTTTGATGGGCAACTTTGACCCTACCAATGCGAGCGCAAAACTTCGTGAAGGATGGGAACCGTGTAAAGCGGAAGACTATCCTGAGCTTATGGTATTGGCTGATAACAATCCAAATAGCCGATTTAAAGGCAACATTGAGATTGGTGGGCTGATGTTATGCCGGATTCCTGAAGAGTTTATGAAACAACGAGCTCAACACTTCGAGAACATAAACAAATCGCAGTTGGAATCAGTAGACAACAGCTTTTTGCGCCAGAACGACCCCCGGATGCCGCTCTTTAGTGAGAAATGGTCCACGGTGTATTTTGGTAAAGGTAAATAATTTTTTAGGAGATTTTTATGGCTTATCCATCTGTTTCAGGGGCCTACGGGTTCCGGCCAGTGAATGAGATCGGGGGTCTGCCTTATGCTGGCTCGACTCGTATGATCCCAATCGCCACTGGTGCTTCTGCTATGTATCTCGGTGACATCGTTCAATTGAGCGGTGGGACTGTGGTGCCTTCTACTATGTCTGCACAATCGACTCCTGCTACTCCGGTAGCGGGTACTATTGGCGTATTTCTGGGCTGCGAATACACTGCTACCCCTTCAGCTACTGCTGCTAACCCTAGTGGCCCGCTGTTTGGTAAAATTCGCTCGCAGTTTTATCCGGGAAGCACCTATGCGAATGACGCCGTTGCGTATGTATGTGACGATCCTAGGGTGGTCCTGAAGGTAGTAATGCTGTCTGCGGGTACTTCACTGTCTAATACTTCTACTACTGTTGCTTATGCTAACCCATCTTTTATCGGTACTAACCTTAACCCAGTATTTGGTACTGCCGGTAGTACTGCTACAGGTAGCTCTGCGCAAGGAGTATGTGGTGGAGTAGTGGCTCAAGGTACTGGTGGAGTACGTGTACCAACTCTGTTGCCATTCCGTGTTGTTGGTGTTGTTCCAGAAACTGCAGTAACTGTTCAAACGACAGGTACTACTTCTGGTTCTAGTACTTCAGTAACGGTTCCTTCGTCTACTGGTTTGGTCGCTGGTATGCAAGTTATTGCTCAAGTAGTAGCAGCTGGCGCATATGTTAGTGGCGCAGCCCCCGGTAACTATTTGACTCTGACGAACGTTAACAGCACTACGTTAACTGTTTCATCAGCAATCAATATCGGTTCGACTGCTGCTAATTTGACTTTCATTGGCTACCCAGAAGTATTGGTAACTTGGAATAGTACGTTCCATAGCTATACCAACACCGCTGGCGTTTAATAAGGGGAACTAAGAAATGGCTATTTCACGCGCACAACTATTGAAGGAATTGCTCCCCGGCTTGAACGCTTTGTTCGGTCTGGAGTATTCATCCTATGGCGAAGAACACAAAGAGATTTACGAGATTGAAACCTCTGAGCGTTCTTTTGAAGAAGAAACCAAGCTGTCTGGCTTCTCAGCAGCTCCGGTGAAAAACGAAGGTCAGGCTATTGCGTACGACAATGCGCAGGAAGCTTGGACTGCCCGCTACAACCATGAAACCATCGCTTTGGGTTTCAGCCTGACTGAGGAAGCTATTGAGGACAACCTCTATGACTCTCTGTCTAAGCGTTATATCAAGGCTCTGGCTCGCGGTATGGCATACACCAAGCAAGTTAAAGGTGCTGGCGTTCTGAATAACGGCTTCAATGCTGCCTATGCGGGCGGTGATGGTCAGCCTCTGTTCAGCTCTGCACACCCACTTGTATCTGGTGGTACCAACAGCAACGTGCCTCCTACCATGGTGGACCTGAATGAGACTTCGTTGGAAGCCGCTACCATTCAGATTGCCGCTTGGACGGATGAACGTGGTCTGTTGATCGCTGCTAAACCTCGTAAGCTGGTTATCCCTCCTGCCCTGATGTTCGTTGCTAAGCGCCTGCTGGATACGGAACTCCGTGTCGGCACCACTGACAATGACATCAATGCGTTGAAGGCAATGGGTACGGTATCAGAAGGCTTTACGGTCAATCACTTCCTGACTGACTCAAACGGCTGGTTCCTGACTACCGATGTACCTAATGGCCTGAAGATGTTCCAGCGTACCCCGTTGCAGAACTCAATGGACGGCGACTTCGACACGGGGAATGTACGGTACAAGAGCCGCGAACGATACTCATTTGGGTGGTCCGACGCTCTGGGTGTTTGGGGTTCTTCTGGTTCTTACTGATAAATCAAGCACTTACGTTGATTTGGGAGGGGCCTTCGGGCCCCTTTCTTTTTGGTTGACTTTTTAAAGGGGGTGGAATACATTACCAGTTACTAAATTCCTGAGGGCATAACATGGACACTTCACTACTACCTAAAACTCGAGCAGAAGCAAAAGAACTTGGGGCTAAGTATTACTTTACGGGGGACCCCTGTATTCACGGACATATCGCCCCACGCAAAACAAAAGGGGCTTGTACTGAGTGCTTAAAGGTGGAATGGCGTCAAAATGCAGTACGACGTCGGGAATACTACATACAGTACAACTTACAGGGGGCTGTGAAAGAGAAGAAGCATGAATGGTATATGGCTAACCGAGATAAGGTTATTGCCGCTTCCTTAGCTAGGCCGAAAGAATTACTACGACAGTACAAAACTCAATGGAAACGTACGCATAAGGTAGAAGTTTTGGCGGGTAATAAAGCCCGACGGCGCAAGCATCGTCAAGCTACCCCAACATGGTTGACTCGTACGCAAAAAACTGAAATCCGTCAGTTATATCAGATTGCCATTACCACTACGAAGTTGACCGGGGTTCAGTACGTGGTGGACCACATAGTCCCGCTTAGATCGGATGTGGTCTGTGGCCTGCATGTGCCATGGAATCTTCAGATACTTACTCAGGATGAGAACCTAGCTAAATCCAACAAGCTATCTTCCATTTGACCCCCCTCAATATACAGTGTATATACTAGCCCCATTCTAGGTTTTCTCGCCGTACCAGCCCGCCTAGGGGACAATGCACAGATGGTACGGTAACTCGTGCATAG